TCATTTCAGACTCAGATGCCAATCGTTGATTGTCACACGCAGGCGGCGCGGGCGGCCGCTGTGCGGGAGCACGATCCAGGCTTCGCCGTCCGTCCAGCGCCAGCGGGCGGTGCCTTTGGATTCCATGGGGTGAAAGCCCGGACCCGGGGTCGGCCCGTCGAGCGCCAGAGGCGTATCGTCGATTAAGAGAGCGATGACACATATCCCAAGGCGCCGCTTGTCCTGTGGTGCGGGCGAATCATGCGCGTGCGCGACAAGGCGGACGGGGCCGGTGTCCGGCGGAAGGGCAAAGCGGAATTCGGTGGGGGTGCTGGCGGGATCGGCCGGGATTTCCTGCCCCTCGATGAACAGCCGGATTGGGCGCGCGGGATCGGGTTCGATCCAGGGTGGCGGCGGCGGGCCGGGCGTTGGCGGGGCGAATTCGGGGCGCGTGCCTCGCCGGGCGAGGCTGGCGCGCAGAGCGAGCAATGCGCTGCCTGCGGGGAGCATGGTCAGACTTGGTGGCTGCGCGCCGCGCAGGCTGGCAACCGGGGCGGCGTTGGCCAGCAGAATGGCCTGGCTTGCAAGCTGGATGGCGTGCCAGCTGACGATTCCCGCGGCAGGCTGGCGCAGAATGGTTTGGGTGTTGGTGAGCGCCCCGATCGGAACGAGGCGTGGCACGGCGGACTCGGGGGCGCCGGAAGCCATCGGAAAGGGGACCAGCGCCTCCTGTGGCAGAATCAGATCGGCCGACGGCACCCCGGGCGCCAGCGCACCGGCGCGCACCAACACTGGGGCGACGGCGGAAGGGGTGGGATGGGCCGCGATGTCGATCCGCTGGGTGTCAATGGTCAGGATAGCGGCTGAGCCACCTTGCCAGAGGCAGAGCAGATCTCCCGGACGCAGCGACTCGACAGCCCGTTCGACCGGGGCATCGCCCGCCAGGGCGATCGCCATGGCCGTCCCGCCTGTAAACAAGCCGCTGGAAAGCCCGTTGCGCGTCCTGCCAGCGCCGATCATTCGGCTATTGCAGCGCGAGCGTCACCTTCGCAACTCCGCTGTTGAGCATTCCGAGCTTGGCGGCGGCCCCGCGTGACAGGTCTATGATACGGCTACGGGTGCCGGGGCGGTCGTTGATGGTGACGACGACGCTTCGTCCGCTGCCGACCAGGGTGACGCGGACGCGGCTCCCGAGGGGAAGGGTGGCGTGGGCCGCGGTGAGCTCATTTTCATTGTAGCGGGTGCCGCTGCTGGTGGCGTGCCCCACCCAGCGCTTTCCGCCGTACCAGGAAGCCATTCCGGTCTGTTGCCAGGTGGATGACGTGGATTCGGGGGCCGGGATCGGGTGGGCGATGGCCATGGCGCGGATCAGATGCGCCTCCGGGGCCGCGGTGTCTGCCGCGGCGTGGCGGGGTTCCGGATGGTGGGTGTAGCTGTGCCTGAGGGCGGCATGATGCAGGGGGCGTCGTGCCGGGTGGGACTGGGTGCGCACCACACGGACGGTTTTGGCGGGACGGCCGCCGCGCGGGGCGACGTGTGCCTTTGCGGCACGCTGGGCCGGACGGCGTTGCTCTGTGACGTGTCGGTCAGCGACGTGCCGCACATGCGAGGTTTGATGTTCCGTGGTGTTGTGACTGCCCGTGGGGGCCGCGAGAGCCGGCGCCGCCAGCAACATGGACACCACCATGCCGGGGAATGCCCTTCTGGCACGTTCGATCATACAGCAAACTCCGGCCTGTGCGCGAAGCCGGGCATAGATCGGTGCCCGGACGAGCGGCGCAAGGTGACAGTGAAGGATTGCCGGACCTTGAACAGGAACGGCGGCAATAGCGCGTTTCAAAACGCTGACCATTCAGCCAACACTTCTCGCGAAGATCAACCCCAAAAGCTTCTGCAACTGTTAAGCGCGGCAGTGTTTTGGCCTCAGAAGGCTATTGACACGGCGTTTTCTGAATTCAATCTGCCACGCAATGGATTGATTTTTCGTGATTTGTGTTATGATGGATAGCGCTGGGAGGCACCTATGAATTCACTATAGCCGACCGTATAATTACGGCGAGAATGTGGCAGAAAGGGTCATATTAGGCAATTTATCCTTTTCCGGAAAAAATTCCTTGCCCACTCACCCCAGTTTCGGATAGAAATTCCGACATGATCGAGGCGGTGTGAGGCTGATGCCTCCAACCGCTCGGATCACTCTCTTCTCCCGATCCGCCGGAGCACCATGGCCAGCCCTGAAGCGGATGCGGGCCGGGGGCGGCAGCCCTCGTTGCGGCAATGGGCTCGACATGCGCTCCGCCCGGCCGGGCTGGTGCCGGCGGCGCATCATCGGAAATTGCTGTCGTGTTTGAATGCGCTGGCGCGGGGGAGGAGCGACCGGCTGATGCTGCTGATGCCCCCAGGCAGCGCCAAGTCGACCTATACCTCGCTGCTGCTGCCGGCATGGTGGCTGATGCGCTTTCCGACCCATTCGATCATCGCGGCCAGCCATACGCAGGACCTCGCGACGCATTTCGGCCGGGGCCTGCGCCGACTGGTGCGCGACCATGAGGCGCGCCTGGGCTACCGGCTGGCCAGCGATGACAAGGCGGCGAATCGCTTCCGCACCGACAAGGGCGGCGAATATTTTGCGACCGGATTGGGCGGCGGCATTACCGGGCGGCGCGCCGACCTCGTGCTGATCGATGACCCGATCAAAAGCCATGCGGAGGCGGATAGCGCGGCACAGCGGGACGCCGTATGGGACTGGTATCGCAGCGAACTGGTGACGCGATTGCGGCCGCGCGGCCGGATCGTGCTGATCATGACGCGATGGCATGTCGACGATCTGGGTGGGCGGCTGCTGGCTGGCGATGACGGTTGGACGCTGCTGCGGCTGCCGGCACTGGCGGAGGAGAATGACCCGCTGGGCCGCCGGCCGGGAGAGGCGCTCTGGCCGGGTTGGGAGGATCGTGACGCGCTGCTGCGCAAACAGGCGGCGGTCGGCCCGCGGGTTTGGCAGGCACTGTATCAGCAGGCGCCGGTGGCCTCAGGCGGCGCGCTGTTTCAAGTCTGCCGGATCGATGTGGTGGATGCGGTGCCGTCGGGGCTTGCCGCGGTGCGCGCCTGGGATCTGGCGGCGACCGCCGATGGCGACGGTCGGGACCCGGACTGGACCGTCGGGGTGAAGCTGGCGCGCGATGCGGCGGGCCGCCTGTTCGTGCTGGATGTGACGCGGTTGCGGGGCGGACCGCACGATGTGGCGCAGACCATCTTGGCCACGGCGCACCGGGACGGGCGGGCCGTGCCGGTGGGATTGCCGCAGGACCCGGGACAGGCTGGCAAACAGCAGGTTGCGTGGCTGACCGGTTTGCTGGCCGGGCACCGGGTGATCGCGTCGCCGGAAACCGGCTCGAAAATTCTGCGGGCGGGGCCGCTGGCCTCGCAGGCGGACGCCGGCAACCTGGTGCTGCTGCGGGCCGGCTGGACCGCGGCGCTGATCGAGGAACTGCGGGACTTTCCGAATGGGCGCAAGGACGACCAGGTGGACGCGCTGGCCCGCGCCTTCGCGATGCTGATCGAGCCGGGGGCTCCGGCCAGGCGGGCGCAGGTGGCCTTGATGGGGCGGTAAGCAGGGCCGGCATCGGTTGCCAGGACGCGGTGCTGCTTGCGGAATTGCCCCGCCAAAGTGTGGAGTTTTCATGTTTGATACGATCTGCGCCCAGATTCCCGCCGATCCGGATTATCCGTCCCGCACGCGGCGGCTCGATTTGATGACCAGGGTCCTCGATGGGACGCTGTACGACGTGCTGCCCTATGAGTTTCATGAGGAGCGGGATGCGGGCGGACAGTATATTCCGTTACGGCAGCGACGACCGAGCGTGCGTTATCCGCTGGCCCGGATCGTGGTGGACGATAGCGTCGCGCTGGTTTTTGGCGACGGGCATTTTCCGACCATCGATAGCCCTGACCCCCGCGTCCGGCTGTTGCTGGGCGACGTGGTACGCGAGTCCGGTCTCAATGGCCTGATGCAGGCTGCGGCGCTGGCCGGCTCGGTGGGCTCGGTTGCGGTGTGGTTGCGGGTGCTGCGCGGCCGGGTGTTTTTTCGCGTTATGCCGAGCCTTTTTTTGACGCCTGAATGGGACCCGCAGGCGCCGGACACGCTGCTGCGGGTGACCGAGTCCTACAAGGTGCGGGGTGCGGCGCTGGCGGCGCAGGGCTACGAGATCGCGGATCTGCAGGCCGAATACTGGTTCATGCGGCGGTGGGATGATCAGGCGGAGATCTGGTTTGTGCCGTGGCCGGTGGCAGAGCCGCGGCCGCCCGTTGTGGACGAGCAGCGCAGCGTGCGCCACGGGCTGGGCTTCGTGCCTCTGGTGTGGATCCGCAATCTGCCTGGTGGTGACGATATAGACGGTGGCTGCACATTTCGCGCCGCTGTGGAGATGGGCATCGAGATCGACTACCAGCTGAGTCAGGCGGGGCGGGGGCTGAAATACAGCAGCGACCCGACCTTGCTGATCCGCGAGCCGGCGGCCGGGGACAACGAGATCATCCGCGGGGGTGGCAATGCGCTGGTGGTGAGCGAGAAGGGCGATGCCAAGCTGCTGGAGATTGGGGGCACGGCCTCGGCCGCGGTGATCGACTATGTTCGTACGCTCAGGGAAATGGCGCTGGAGGGTGTGCACGGCAACCGGGCAAGTGCGGACCGGCTGACGGCCGCGCAGTCCGGCCGGGCGCTGGAAATGATGAACCAGGGGCTGATCTGGCTCGCCGATAACCTGCGTGTGAGTTACGGCGACGCGCTGTTGCGGCTGGCACGAATGGTGGTGCTGGCGAGCGCGCGCTACCGGCTGGTGGTGCTGGGCGAGACGGTGCCACCGCTGGACGCTGGGGCGCGGCTGACCCTGGCCTGGCCGCGCTGGTATCCGCCGAGTGCCCAGGATCGGCAGGCCGATGCGCAGACGCTGACGGCGCTGCTGGCGAGCCGGCTGATGGCGCGCGGGACCGCCTTGAAATCGATCGCCGACATTTACGGCATTGAAGATGTCGGCGGCGAACTGGCGGCCATTGCAGGTGAGGGATTGGGATGACCGAAGAGTTGCAGGATACACCTGATCTGGAGGCACGCGCCGCATCGCTGGAGCAGCGACTGGCCGATATGGAGGCGAGTACGACGGCCCGGTTGATTCGGGCTGAGCTGAAGGCTGAGGCCGTTCGGGCCGGGATGGTCGATCTGGACGGACTCAAATTGGTCGATACCAGCGGGCTGGTGTTGAGCGAGCAGGGCGAGGTCGAGGGTGCTGCGGGATTGATGAACAAGTTGCGGCGCAGCAAGCCGTGGCTGTTCGGCGCCGCATCGTCCAGCAGCGGCGCCGCTGCGCCTCCGGCGCAGCCGCCGGCGGCGAAACCGGCGACGGCGATGAGCCATGCCGAGTGGCAGGCCGCACGCGCCGAACTTCTAAAACGGCGCTGAAAACTTCCTGATCACCGCATGGCCTGCCCTGGTGGGGCGGGCGCGCGGCTTTGTGCATAACCGAACCCCGCGGCGCGGCGCCGTTGCGGAATTGTCTCATCATGAGGATTCGAAATGGGCATTCAGAATTTTCCGGCCGCTCTGCAGCCGATCATCCAGCAGGGGTTTCTGGAGCGGGAGTTCGGCCACGCGCTGCAATCGCGGCTGGGCTATCGCGACGTGGCGGAGCGGGAGGAGTTTTCGGTTGGCATTGGCGAGACGCTGACCAAGACGCGGGCCGGGCTGAAGCCGAGCGTGACCGTTCCGCTGGCGCCGGCGACCAATACCAATCTCGATAACGGTCTGGTGCCGCAGGGCTTCAATGTAGAGCAGTACACCATCACGCTGAACCACTACGCGGCGACCACCGACCTGAACATGGTGACCAGTCGCGTGGGCATTGCCTCGCAGTTTCTACTGAATGCAGCGATCAACGGCGAACAGGCGGCGCGGAGCCTGGACGAGCTGGCACGCAATGCGCTGTTCGCCGCGTATTTCGCCGGGAATTCGCGGGTGCGGACGACGCTCGGCGCCGCTGGGCCGGCGGTGGCGGTGGACGATGTACGGGGATTTCAATATGTGTTCGTCAACGGCGTGCAGACGCCGGTGGGCGGGGCGGCCTCGCTGATGGTGACGGTGGGCGGGAATGCCTACACGCTCATCGGGACGGCGATCGATGCGGTGAACGCAAGCACCACGCCGGGTGGGATTTCCGGGGTACTTACATTTTCCGGTTCTGTGACTGTTGCTGATGGTGCGGCCGGCAACACGGTCACGGCGGCGACGGCGAGCGCCATCATGCGGCCCAATCAGCGCGGGAACACGTCGGCACTGGTGGGCGGCGACGAGTTGACAATGGCGACGCTGCTCGATGCCGTATCGACGCTTCGGCTGAACGCAGTGCCCGAGATCGACGGCGTGTTCAACTGTTATCTCGATCCGGTATCGGCGCGCCAGCTGTTTGCGGACAACGATTTCCGCCAGCTCTTTCAGGGCGCTACCTCGGCGAACCAAGTGTTCCGCAAGGGGCTGATCAACGAGTTTCTCGGGCTGCGCTTCATCCCGACGACGGAGGCCTACGTGACGCCGCATCCGGACATCGCCGGGGCGGTGGTACGCCGGCCGATCATCTGCGGCAAGGGCGCACTGGTGGAGGGCGACTTTGCCGGAATGGCGGAGGCGGATGTGGCGCCGAAGGATTCCATTATTTCCATGGTGGACGGGGTGGCGATGGTGACGCGCGAGCCAATTGACCGGCTGCAGCAGATCATCGCGCAGAGCTGGTACTGGATCGGCGGGTTCTGCACACCGTCGGACCTGACCACCAATCCCTCCACCATACCGACGGCGACGAATGCGGCGTTCAAGCGGGCGGTGATGGTCGAGCATATGGGCTGACATTGCGATACGGGCACCACGCGGGCTTTTCTTGGTCGGAGACCGTCATCCATGGCCTTCATTGAGTCGGAGCGCACCGATATTCGCCGTTATTGCGGATTTCCGGCCTACGGGGCCGGGAGTACGGGGTTTCAGGGGTGGCGGTTCTATCAGGTCTATGGGCTGCTCGAATATCGGCTGAATTTTCTCACCGGCTCGGAGGAGGCGGTGGTGCGGCAATATCTGCTGACATTGTCGCAGTTGGAAACGGCGATTCCGGCTGCGAGCGCAGGGCTGGATACGGCGCAGGCTTCGGTGTGGATACGCAATGCGGCGGAGCTTCGCGAGCGAACCGGATTGTTCGATGACTGGCGCAGACGTTTATGCGCTTTTCTTGGGATTCCGCCGGGACCTGGGCTGGGTGACGGTGGCGTGGCGTTGGTGGTTTGAGCATGCGTGGCCGCACATTGCAGAACGTGGTTCAGCGTGGGTTGGGGCGGGCCGCGCTGATGGTGGGGCAGGATTGCCACGCCTATCGCCCCAACTCGGTGGATAGGCCTCTGACCGAGGAAAACCGGTATCTACGGTTGCAGGCGGCGTTCATACGACCGGGACGAAGTGCCGTGCGGGCGATGGATTACGGCCAGGCTGTCTGGGAGGGCATTTTTGACGCGGCCTACACGCGCCCGGGAGATTATCTGGTGCGCGTTGCGGATGGTGCGGTTTGGTTCATTGCCGGGCAGCCGGAATTGGAGCCGATCATGTGCGTGCAGGCCGAACGGGTGGTGGCGTTCTCCCGCCCGGCCATAAGTGCGACCGCGGCAGCTTATGGGGGCGTTGTGGCGGCGACGGCCATTCCGCTGCTGGCGCAGTGGCCGGCGAGTGTTTTGGATGGCGGCGGTGGCGGCATCGGGCAGGCGGGCTTGCCCGGCGATCCGCGCGGCGGGAACTGGCGGGTGTTGCTCCCCGCGCTCCCGGGCGTGCTGCTCAGGGGCGGCGATCTCATGAGCGATGATCTCGGCCGCAACGGGGTGGTGGCGACGGCTGAACTGACCGCGCTCGGATGGCGCCTGACGGTACGCCAGGCGACGAGCTGAGGAGGCGCCCTATGGCCGATCAATCGGATGTGGAGAGCGCACTGGTGGGGGTCATCTCGGCCGTTCTGTATCCGCAGGGGGTGGCAGGGCCGAGCCTGCCGGGGCCGCTGTGTCGCGTGTATCGCGGCTGGCCGAATGCCGCGGCGCTGGATGCCGATCTGGCGGCGGGTGTTCTGAACGTGACGGTCTTCCCGCAGCCTGGGCATGCGGCGAATACGACGCGTTGGGCCACGGAGACGGAAATTCCTGCGCCGGTTCTGCCGCAGCTCAACGTATCAGTATCGGGGACGAGCGCTACCTTTTCAGGTAGCGCCGTGGCAGGGCAGATTGCCGGGCTGCTGGTTGACGGGATTGCGGTGGTGCACCGGACGACGTTGGCCGATACGCCGGCGCTGGTGGCTGCCGTGCTGGCCAGCCAGATACGCACCCAGCGGATTGCGCTGCTGGCCGGGACATCGGTGACGGTGCCAGGGGTTGGGCTTCTGCTCGGCCGGGTGGTGGCGGATCAGACGACCGTGGTTGCAACACGACGGCAGCGGCAGGGGTTTCGGATCACCTTCTGGTGCCCGGATCCGGCAAGCCGTGACGTGGTGACCGCCACCGTGGATTCGGCCCTTTCGGCGCAGACGTTTCTCCCATTGCCGGACGGGACGGCGGGGCGGCTGCGGTTCGCGTCCACATCGACATTCGATCAGAGCGAAGATGCCGGGCTGTATCGGCGCGATGTTGTCTACGACGTCGAGTATGCGACGACGCTGACAAGTTTACTGCCGGAGATGATTTTTGGCGACCTTACGGTGGCGCCCGATGGCGGCACGGCCGCCCTGAGTCGGCTGGGATGATGAGGCTTGGAAGATGGGGAAAGACATGAATTTTCATCTGGTGGTTGTCCGCGCCTTCGCAGCATACGCGAAGGGCTGCGTGCTGACCGACGCAGCTGAGATGAGTGCCGTGCTGGCCGGAGAATTCTCGCGCCACGTGGTGCGGGTTCTGGTGAAAGGAGCCTGAGCCATGCCGATTGTTCAGCAAGGCAACATCAACACCACCGCGCTGGTGGTTCCCGATCTGTATGTCCAGATCGTTCCGCCGCAGAATCTGGTTCTGAACGGTGTGCCGACCGATGTGGTCGGCATGGTCGGCACGGCGAGCTGGGGCCCCGTGGGGCAGCCGGTGATTATTGCCACGATGGCGGACTACGCGCGCAATTTCGGCCCTTTGCTGGGGCGGAAATACGATATGGGTACGCAGGTGGCGACGGCCGTGCAGCAGGGGGCTGCGAATTTTCGCTGCGTTCGGGCGAGCGATGGGACAGATATGGCGGCGGCCTTCGAGGTGCCGTCGACGACTCTGGTGCTGACGGCGCTCTATTCGGGCAGCCTGGGCAACCAGATCGTCGTGACGCTCACCACCGGATCGAAAGGCGGCACGTGGCGGCTGACGGTCGCACTGCCCGGACTCCAGCCGGAGGTTTTCGACAATCTCGGCGGTACGGGCACGGCATTCTGGTCCGGGCTTGCCGCAGCGGTGAACACCGGACAGGGGCCGCAGCGTGGGCCGAGCCAGATATTGGTGGCGCGTGACGGGGGCACCACGACGGCGCCGGCGGCGTTCAGCTGGCCGTTCACCACGGGTATCCAGGGCAGCGACGGCGCGACCGCGGCGAGCGCAATGACGCTGGTAGGCGTTGACACGATTCCGCGTCAGGGCATGTACGCCTTGCGCGGGCAGGGATGCAGCATCGGGGTTCTCGCCGACGCGGATGATGCCACGCAGTATACGACGCAGGCCGGGTTCGGCTTGTCCGAAGGTCTGTATATGATCCTGACCGGCCCAGCCGGGGACGGGATCGGCAACGCCGTTGCGGCCAAGCAGAGTGCGGGGCTGGATTCCTATGCCTGCAAGCTGATGTTCGGAGACTGGATCTGGTGGAATGACCAGGTGAACCAGACATTGCGGGTGGTGAGTCCACAGGGATTCGTCGCCGGGCGCCTGGCGAACCTCTCCCCGGAGCAGTCGAGTTTGAACAAGCCGCTTTATGGTGTCGTGGGGAGCCAGAAATCCGGGACTCCGGGTTCGGGGCAGAGCACGTCGTATTCGGCGGCTGAACTGGGCGCTCTGCTGCAGTCGGGCATCGACGTGATTGCCAATCCGCAGCCGGCGGGCAGCTTCTGGGGTGTGCGGGGTGGACATAATGCCTCGAGCAACGCGGCCGCGAATGGCGACAACTATACCCGGATGACGAACTACATTGCCGCCACGCTGGCGGCCGGGATGGGGCAGTATGTCGGCCAGGTGATCAATACGAATCTGTTCCGGCGAATACGAGCGACCCAGCTGAGCTTTCTCGCAAACATGCTGAGCCAGGGCATGCTCGGCAGCACCGATGGCAGCCTGCCATTCAGCGTGATCTGCGACATCAGCAACAATCCGCTCTCGCGCACCGGGCTGGGATACGTGCAGTCCGACGCTCAGATTCAGTATCAGGCTATCAACGAGAAGTTCATCGTGAACATGGAAGGCGGCCAGACCGTTCAGGTGGAGCGGCAAACTCTGCCGAACGCTGCCGGCGGATTGGCGGCGTAAGGAGACCATCCAATGGCAAGCAACACATTTTCGGTCGGGCGGGACTGCCAGCTGGTGGTGATGGGGCCGTTCGGGCGGGTCGATCTGACGCATGTGACAGGATTTGAGAGCCGCCAGGTGACGGCGGCGATCCGGGTGGACCGGATCGACGGTGTTCAGCTTGCGGCGGAGCTTCCCAAAGGATGGGATGGCAGCTTCGAACTGGAGCGAGGAAGCTCGGCGGCCGATGACTTCATTGCGGCGATCGAGGCCGCGTTTTTTGCCGGCAGTGCTGTGCCTTCGGGGACGCTCTATCAATATGTCTCGGAGACCGACGGCTCGACCTCGACTTATCAGTACGATGGCGCAGCATTCAAGCTTTCCCAGGCAGGGGCATGGAGGGGCGACCAGAGTGTCAAACAGAAGCTGGATTTCTTTGCCAGTACGCGTAAGCGAATCTGATGCAGACACCATCGGAACGGATCGTGGCGGCAGCGGCAGCCGGTGAGGCCGTGACGGATGGCCTGGGGCGAGTGCTGGTGCTGCGCCGACCGACGGCGCTCGATCGGCTGCGGCTGTTCAAGGCGGCGGGCCCGGTGCTGGCCGGTAATCCACCGTGGCTCGGTATGGCCGTGGTGGCGTGCAGTGTGGTGGCGATCGACGACGTGCCGGTTCCTGCGCCTGCCAATGAGATGCAGATCGAGGCGCTGGTGGCACGGCTGGGCGATGCAGGTATCACGGCGGCGGCGGCGGTGCTCGCTGTGGCGGCCACGCCGGTTGACGACAATCTCGCAAAAAACTGAGTCGGCACCCCGATCTGGTCGATTGCCTGTACCTGTGCCGGAACGGGGTGCCTTTCGATGTGGCCTTCAGCCTGCCGGAGGATGAGCGGTTGGGGTGGGTGGTGGCACTTGGGCGAATGGATGGCGGAGAATTTGATTTCGCAGCCATGGAGTGGAGGGAGCGCCAATGAGAAGCCCGCCTGTCGGTGAGATTGTGCGGGCGGCGCTGTTGGCGGCCGGGCACGAGCTGGCTGCGTCATTGCGGGCAACGTATGGTGGCGTGGCGGTACGGGTGACGGAGGATGAAGCAGGGGTGGTTGTGGCAACTTCCGATCCTGGCCTGAATGCCCGACATCGGGGTTTGCCGGGTGCACCGCCGCAGGCAGTTCTGGGCGATGTGGCACAGCATGGGACTTACGTTCTGCAAAGTGTCGCGGCGGCACTGGAAGATGGGTTGGCATAATGGAGCAAGTCCACACGATCGGAATTCGTCTGGCTTTGGACGATGGTGTTTCGGCCGGCATGGAACTGATGGCGGCAGAGATGAATGCATTGGAACGGGCGTTGGCTGGGCTGGAGCGCAATGGCGCCGCGGCCCGCGTGCGTATGGCCGACGTGGCGCCTGCGGTTGAGCCGACGCTGGTCGCGATGCCTGAGAGTTCGGTCCCAGCTTCGGCGCCATCGCGCGTGCGAGAGCCGGCTTTGGTGCCTTTGCCACGCGCTGCACCCCCGGTGGCTCCGACGATGACTGAACGCGCTGATGTGGCCAAGTCTCCCTCAGTGGCCAGGCCGGCGAGCCTCGTGCGGGTGATGGTGCCGACGCAGGCGCAGGTCCCGCCGGCGCGGCCAAAGCCGCCTATTGCTGAGCGGGCGGTATCGGCGCCATTGCCGGCGATCGCGGCACCGGTGATGCCTGCGTTTCCCAAGGTGCAGGTTTTCGCGTCTGGACCAGAGACGGTTCGCCCCGTCACGGCGCCCTCTCCGGTGTCGGCGCGGGCAGCGCCGCAAGCGTCGCCACAGAGGTCTGTCATATCGGCCGAACTGGTTGCGCGGCGTTCGGTTCAACGGTGGCCGGATGGGCCCGTTGAGGTGTTACCCGCGGCTCCCGTGTGGAACCCACCGAAGCCGCCTCAGCCTCGGCCGGCGGCCTCGGGTGCAGTGGATCAGAAAAGCGCCATGCGCGACGCGGTTGTTATGACGCCACCCCGGCCGATGGCACCACCGCCGGCGCCGGAGGGGCGAGGTGGGCCGATGGGTGGGGACGTGTTTCTCGACGGGGTGAAGCTAGGTCACTGGGTGGTGAACACGCTTGGACGCATGGCGTCTCGCCCGCAAGGCGGCGCGACCGCATTCGACCCTCGGATGAGCATTGCCTGGCCGGGAACCTTGCAGGGGGGATGAGCAATGGCGACGAACCTCGTATTGGGGGGTGTGCTGTTCCAGAGCTTCGAACTGCCCGAGCGGATCGACTGGGGTGGGGCGCAGCGCCTCGCCCTCCACCGGCTTCCTGGGGGTGGTCGCGTGATCGATGCGATGGGGCGCGACGATGGGCGCATCACCTGGTCGGGCGTGTTCAGCGGGCCGGATGCCGGCGACCGGGCGCGACTGATCGATCTGATGAGGGCCGCCGGGAACGTGCTACCATTAAGCTGGGATAGTTTTTTTTACTCCGCGGTGATCGACAGTTTCCGTGCGGAATATGCGCAGCTGAACTGGATACCGTATCGGATCAGTTGCACTGTGCTGCGCGACGAGGCGCAGTCCGTGGTGACGGCGGCTCTTTCGCTCGGCACCGCGGCATTGAGCGATCTGGCGGCGGCTGGTGGCGCTGGCGTTGATGTTTCGGCAGCGACAGCGGCGGTTGGCGCGACGGGAGCGACCATACGGGGCAGTACAGCCTATGGTGCAGCGGTGCTCGCGGTGGGTGACGTTGCAGCTTCACTTGATTCGGCGGTGTCTGGCGGCGAGGCGGCCCTGGTTGCGGCTGATGTTGCGAGCTCAGCGGGGCTTGAGCAGGCGGCTGCGATCTGTGGGCAACTCGCCGGACTCGTGGCGGCACGCGGATTCGTGGAGCGTGTTTCAGTCAATTTGGCAAATGCGAGCACCTGAGCGACCGTTTCGTCACGCCACCAATTTGGCGGGCTGTTGTGCGATTGTGATGATCACGAGGCAGTTCGCCACGTCGCTTCGGTTCCCGACAAACACGTGAGTTTATCGCAGTCTTGAGGATGATCGCTTCTGACAGGCGAAGCGGTTCTTTTTCTCGTGATTTGTTTCGGAGAGCAATTTCATCGTCCGGTTGGTTCGACCCAAAACGATATTGTTCCCAGCGAGTTCTCAAAACGTTTCTAGCGGGGGCGCGATGCAGAGCGTGACGGTGGCCGGCGGCAATCTGTTTGAGATTGCCGCCGCGGAACTCGGCGATGCCACGCAATGGCTGAGGATCGCCCAGCTCAACGGTATTTCAGATCCAATGCTCAGCGGCGTCGTGACTCTGTTGATTCCTGATGCCGATCCGACGGCCGGCGGTGGGGTCGCTGCACAATGAGTTTTTCGGCGGCGGTACTCCGCCAACCCCGGTTGCTGGTTCTGGCCAACGGGGTTGCGTTACCCGGCGTGCTCGATGCCGAGGTGGTCAACACCAGCCATTGCGGTGCCGACCGGTTTCACGTGCGCGCCGCCCTGGGTGCGGATTTCGTTGGCATGTCGATGCTTGTGGATGATCCGTCGATCCGCGTGGAGGTGCAGGCCTCTCTGGATGGCGGGCAGAGTTTCGTTAGCCTGATCCAAGGCAGTGCCGATCAGCTGGAGCTCGATCCGATCGGTGGCTTGCTGGAACTGAGCGGGCGCGATGATTCGGCAGGGCTGATCGAGGCGCGAACCGGGGAGATTTTTGCCAACCGAACATCCAGCGAGATCGCCGGCCTGTTGGCTGGCCGGCATGGCCTGCTGGCCGATGTACAGGCGACGACAATGCCTGTGGGGCGCTATTGGCAACTCGAACACGACAGCCTGGTATTGGACCAGTTCGGTCGGAACACCACGGAATGGGACCTCCTGGTCATGCTTGCGCGGCAGGAGGGTTTCGACGTTTGGGTCGGCGGCGGAACGCTGCATTTTCGGCCACCGGACGCAGGCACCGCACCGGTTGTGTCACTTGGGCCCGGCGATATGGTGGCGCTGCGGCTCGATCGGACGCTGACGCTTGCGGCGAGCATTTCGGTGACGGTAAAAAGCTGGAACAGTCTCAAAGGGGCGGCGACCACGACGACGGTACAGCGCAGCACGGGCGGTGTGGCGCGCAGCTACGTCTATGTGGTGCCCAATCTGACACCTGAAGCCGCGCAATCCTTTGCCCAGTCCCGATTGAGTGAGCTGATCCAGCACGAGCGTGTGCTGGTCGCTGAGATGCCTGGCGAACTCGTGTTGATGCCGCGCGACCGGATTGTGTTCGAAGGCAGTATGACGGGCTTCGACCAGAACTATGTGATCGACCGGGTGGAACGGCAGATCTCCATGGCGCAGGGGTTCACGCAGAGCGTGCATGCCAAGAGCAGCAATGCAGATGGGAGTGATTGATGGACCTGCTGCTCAACGCCATCAAGGCGCATGCCGGGGCGCTGGACCGGGCCCAGGGCCAGCCACGGTTTGGCGTGGTGGTCAGTGTCGATCCGGCGCGTTACGCGGCCCGGGTGCAGTTACAGCCCGAGGGTGTGATGACGGGATGGCTGCCGGTGCTTTCCGGCTGGGTTGGCTCGGGCTGGGGCATGGCCTGCCCCCCGAGCGTGGGCGACCAGGTGATGGTGCTGGCGCAGGAGGGCGATGCCGAAAACGGTGTTATTGCCGGGCGCAGTTTCAGCGATCTGGCGCGCGGCCCCGCTGCACCGCCGGGGGAGTTCTGGCTTGTCCATGCGTCGGGATGCTTTCTGCGCCTGCAAAATGACGGGACGGTGCGGGTGCAGGGTGATCTGCATGTGGTTGGCAATGTGTTCGTGACCGGCGATGTGAGCGACGGGCATGGGGCTTTGTCCAATCTTCGCGCTGTGTATGACGTGCATGTGCATGGCGGTTCGGTGGGACCATCGCCGCAGGACTAGCACGGAACGAGTTGGCCACCGCCCAAACTCATCTCGATTAAATAATCACTTAATCGAGCCATTCTATCGCACGTCGATTCTGCCGAAACCCATTCTTTTGTAGCACAATTATGGGGGGAGTTCGACCTGTCGGGGACCCTCATGAACGATTTGTGGCACCAGTTCAGCGCTGATCTCGCGGTCGGGGTGACGGGCGATCTGGCTGTTGCGAGTGGTCCGTTGTTGGGCCAGCAGCGGGTTCTGCGCCGTTTGCTGACCAATCCGGGCGATTACATCTGGGCACCCGATTACGGTGCCGGGCTCGCCCAGTTTGTCGGTGTGCCAGCAGATGCGGCGCAGATCCGCGCGGTGATCCGCAGTCAGATTTTCAAAGAGGCCGCGGTGGCGCGCCAGCCGGAGCCGATCGTTGACGTTGAGATTGACGGCGGCGGCACAGTTTACGTGCATGTGCGGTACGCAGATGCGACCACGGGCGCCACGCAGGTTTTGTCGTTTTCCGTCGGTAATGGGTGAGTGATTATGCAACTGCAGCTACAGGGCTTTACAACGCTGGTTGGCAATGCTGCGGCGGCGGTGCAGGGCGCGGCCGGACAATTGCTGGATTTGACGGTCGGCTCCACTCTGCGGGCGGTGTTGGAAGCCAATGCGGCGATGGCGCTCTGGCTGCAATGGCTGATTGTGCTGGTGTTGCAGACGACCCGTGCGGCCACCAGCAACGGGACGGACCTCGACAGCTGGATGAATGATTTTGCGGTGGTTCGGCTGCCCGCGGTTGCGGCCAACGGCGTGGTGAGCTTTTCGAGATTCGTGCCTTCCACGGCTGCCTTGGTTCCGGTTGGTACTGTGGTGAAGACGGCCGATGGGACGCAGTCCTTCGCGGTCGTTCAGGCTCCGAGCAATGCGTCGTTCAGTGCGAGTCTGGGCGGATTCATGCTGGCGGTTGGCACCGCCTCGGCGGATGTTCCGGTGAGTGCGCTGGTGCCAGGTGTGGCGGGGAATGTTCAGGCGGGTGCTGTGACGTTGATCGCGGCGGCCATTCCTGGGGTGGACCTTGTGGGGAATGCGGCGCCATTTCTTGACGGGCAGGATGCCGAAAGCGACCCTGCGTTACGGGCACGGTTTCAGAATTATCTGGCCAGTCGTTCGCGCGCCACGAATGTTGCGGTGGGTTACGCCGTGAGTTCCATCCAGCAAGGGCTGCAATACGCCATTCAGGAGAATGTTATGCCGGATGGCACGGCGCGGATGGGTAGTTTCGTGGTGACGGTCGACGATGGCAGCGGCAACCCCTCGGCTGCGCTGATCGCTGCTGTGACGGCGGCTGTTGACGCGGTTCGCCCGCTGGGATCGAGCTTTGGCGTTATGCCGCCCATCGTGGTGCAAGCCGCCGTTTCGATGGTGGTGAGCGTGGGGCCCGGGGTGGTGCATGCCGATGCGGCGCAGGCGGTGGCGGCAGCCGTGATCGCCTATATCAACGCTCTGCCTGTTGGTGCGCCGCTCGCCTGGTCACGCCTCACGCAGGTGGCTTATGACGCCCAGCCGGCGGTGACCAACGTGACGAGCGTGTTGCTCAATGGAGCAACGGCTGATCTGGCGCCTGGAATCGCCGGGGTGGTGAAGGCTGGCGCGATCGCGGTGAACTGAGATGACGGGTGATGAGGAGGACATGATCGGCCGGCTGCGTGCCGTATTACCGAGGCATTGGTTTGGTGACGCAGCGCTGGTGCTGGACGGGGTTCTGGCCGGCCTGGGTGCGACCGCATCGTGGGCATGGTCGTTGCTGCAGACGGTCGGTGCGCAGACCAGGCTCATGACGGCAACGGGCAGTTTTCTTGATATGGCGGCGGCGGATTTTTTTGGATCGCGACTGCTGCGTGCCCCAGCACAGAGCGATGCAGCGTTTCGTGTCACCCTCGGCCGGGAATTGCTGCGCGAGCGAGGCACGCGGGCGGCACTGACCAAAGTTCTGGGCGATTTGACCGGGCGGGCGCCTGTGGTGTTCGAGCCGGCGCGGCCAGCCGATACCGGCGCATGGGGGTTGGCACTTGGTTACGGCGCGGCTGGTGGATGGGGCAGTCTGAGCCTGCCATATCAGTGCTTCGTGACGGCCTTCCGGCCAAATGGTTCGGGCATTGCGCTGGTCAGCGGCTGGGGGCAGTCGGGCGGCGGCTATGGTGCCGGCGTGCTGGAATATGCCTCGCTGGCCGACGTGGCGGGACAGGTGACCGATGCGGACATCAATGCAGCGATCGCGGGCGTGACACCGACCGCGGCGATCGCGTGGACCCGCATCACCGATTGACGGGGTGTGGCGTGTTGTCAAGTCAGTCGAGGGAAGTTCATGGATCGTAACATTGTCTATGCCGGCAGTATTCCTTTGGATACCGACCTGTTGGGCACAAATCGGAACGCCATGGTGGCGTTGGGTGCGCTGATGGGCGCTGTGCTCGGACAGGGTGTGGTGGTGGATGGACTGGCTGTGGCGCCAGCCAGCCCTGCGGGATTGGGGGTGGTTGTGGCACCGGGCAGCATCACCCAGCTCTCGCCGGTGGATGAGAACGCCTATGGATCGTTGGGCGTGGACACAGCGGGGAGCGTGATGAAGATGGGTGTTGCCCTTGCCAGCACCGCCTTCGCGCTGGCGGCGCCGACGGCTTCCGGGCAGTCGGTGAACTACGTCATTCAGGCGACGTTTTCCGAAACCGATACGAACCCTGTTGTGTTGCCGTATTATAATGCGGCGAATCCCGCCCAGCCGTTTCTCGGCCCGGCCAATTCTGGCGCCGCCCAGGCGACGCTTCGACAGCAGAGCGTGCAACTCCAGTTGAAGGCTGGAGCGCCCGCGATCGCCGGTAGCCAAGCGACGCCACCGGTTGATGCCGGCTGGACCGGGCTTGCCGTGATGACGGTGAATTATGGGCAAACGCAGATAACGGCGGCAGATATCGCGGCACTGCCAACCAATCAGAATTTGCCGTTCAAATTACCCGATCTGCGGCCGGGCTTTGCGAACATCGAGGCTTTTGGTGCCGACGGCAATTTCATCGTGCCCAGCGGCGTGTCCAGGGTGAGGGTGACGGTCATTGGTGGTGGGGGTGCGGGCGGCACGCACGCGACTCTGCCGGGGGGCGGGGGCGGTTCGGGCGGCCAGGCCGTTACGGTGATCGGGGGTCTTGCCGCCGGGGCGGTGATTCCGGTGAGCGTGGGCGCGGCGGGTGCGGCGCCGGGGACGCCGGGCAATGGCGGCAGCGGCGGGACGTCGAGCTTCGGCGGCTACGTCTCGGCGACGGGCGGGACCGGCGGCATTGGTGGAACGGCACTGGTCACCAGCGCCGGCGGTTCGGGTGGCAGCGGGGTGGGCGGGCTGGTGAACTATGCGGGAAGTTGGGGAACGGACGGGATCACCGCCACGGGGCGCGGTGGTGATGGGGGCGGTCCGGGCAATGGGCGCGGGACCAGCGGCCTCATCCAGGGCGTTACGGCGCCGGGGTGGGGCGGTGGCGGCGGCGGTGGTGGCGCCAGCGTGGCGGGCGGCGGGGGCACCGGCGCACCGGGCGGCAATGGTGGATCCGGTCTTGTGATCGTGGAGTTTTGAGCGATGCCGATATATGCCCGGATCTCCAACGGTGTCGTCGCCGAAATGCTGACTCTCGACGGCCCGATCGCCGGACGGTTTCACCCGTCGCTGACCTGGATCGACGTGAGTGGCAAGAATGTCCGAACAGGATGGCTTGCCAAGGATGGCACATTCACTGAGCCTCCGGAGCCGATTGCGGCTCTGGTGCTGCCCTCTCTCGCAAGTGTGCAAGCGCAGCTTGCCGAGCTGAGTGCTCAGGTTGAGCGGTTGCGACACGCGCCGTGACGGCGCCGCCGACAAACATGGCTTCGGTTTGGCTGGTTGGAACGCAGTGTGGCGGCTGTGCCCGGCCGTTTGCAGGCCCGTGGCCTCTGTCGGGCATCGGTTCCGAGCGGAGACGGCGGAGCGCATCGGTCTGACGTTGCAAAACCCTTTGCGAGCAGGAGCATTTGCGAGATGTCGATGAGCTTGGCGACTCACGTGTGGCGGCCGAGTTGTGCTCGCCGGCTGGTGCTGGATGGCTTTCTGCCCGTTCCGCGCGGGTCGGTTCCTGCGGCACCGGCACCGTTGACGTGGCCGGCGAAGGATCCCTCCGACGTACTGGATTACGAGTTCGATATGTCTGCGGCGCTGGCGGGCAATGCCGGCGATGGGATCGCCAGTTTGGCCGTGGCCATTTCACCCAGTGCCACGGGCGATCTGGTGCTGAACAGCAGCGCGGCGGACGGTGCGGTTGCCGTGCTGTGGCTCGCCGCCGGGCAGGCCGGCACAACCTATACGGTGCGCATCACGGCGGTGACCCAGAGCGGGCGGACGATAGGGCGGGCGGTGTTGCTGCCGGTGTTGGCGCTGGCGGCGCCTGTGGTGCCGACCGCCGCATTGACGACGAATACCGGGGCTGTAATCACCGACCAGAACGGCAATCCCATATTGCTGGGGAACTGAACCATGCCAACCATCGACGCGCTGTCGGCCGCTGCGGCGGTGGCGGATACGGATGAATTGCCGGTGAGCCAGAACGGTGTGGCGGCAAAGGCCACGCGGAGCCAAATCGTGGCAGGATTGCAGCCTGCTCTGGCACTATCGGGGGGTCAACTGCTCGGGCGGAACTCGGTGGGAAGCGGGCCCCCGGAGGCGATCGGAGTGGGTGCCAACCTTACGTTGAGTGGCGGCGTGCTCTCCGGGACCGCCGCACCGCTGATTCTGGGCATGCTGCCACCCGGTTCAGCGCCGGGGACTGCCGATCTCGTTCCCGTCGGACAGGCCGGGAATACGGTCGCGATTCCGTATGGCAGCTTCATGGGCGGCCTCGGTGCACTGTCGAGGATTGATCTCTCGGCCATGCAGGCGCTGGCCAGCGGCGGCAACAATGTGCGTCGCCTGGCTGACATGTTTGCCGACGCAGTGCCGGTGGAGGCGTTCGGTGCGCGCGGTGACGGGGTGAGTGACGACAGCGCGGCGCTTGCCGCGGCCGTGGCCTCCGGCCATCCGGTTCGGCTTGGCCCGAAGACCTATGTGGTGAACGGGCAGTGGACGATCAGCCAGGCCGGGACGGTGCTCCTGGGTATACCGGGTGCGAGCACTCTCCGGCGCTCGCAGCAAAGCGGCAACGGCGCCTGGATCGCCGTTCAGGCCGACCGGTTTCGCGCCATCGGGGTGATTTTCGATGCGAATCGCATGGCGGTGAGCACTGAGAGTTGGGGGGTGTTGGTAACACCTGTATGCCAGACGTCGGAGTTTCAAGACTGTGCATTTCGCAATGCCGCAGGTTCCACGCTTGGCAGCGGCCTCGTGTATCAGGCAAGCTTTCCGGCCGTCTGCGATCATGTTGTGCAAGACTGTGAATTCAGCGGCAACGCCGTCCATGGCCTCTGGGTGCAGGCCTGTTCCGGCGTGCAGGTGACGGGGTGCCGGGCGTTTGGAAACGGGCAGTATGGGATAACGGCCGATTTCAACGATTCCAGTTTTGCCCAGAAGGTTACCCTCGTTCAGATTCAGGCCAACCGCGCGTGGAACAATCTGCGGGGCATTGCCGTGGGAAACTACAACGCCACGAATACCCAGCCAGCGGTATGGGGCAATGCCAACCCGGATGCCATCGCCGTGCTGGTGGCCGGAAACATCTGCCATGACAACTCCCTTTACGGGATTGCCGTCTCGGGCGAGGCGCTGACCGTGACGGGGAATTTGCTGTCAAACAATGGCGTTGGCATGGCGGGCGGTGGGGGCATCCTCGCGAACATGTCGTATTCACGCGTTGCCGGAAACATGGTGACTGGTACGGCAACGTACGGGATTGATGCCGGCGGTTCGCTTGCCTCCTGCGTCAACGGCAACATGATCAGTGCAGCCTTGCTGGGCATCAACTGCGGTGGCGGGACCGCAATGCTGGTGGACGGTAATGTGCTCCAGGGCTGCACACAGTGGGGCATCGTGGCGAATAACGTGGAGAGTGACGGGCTCGGCAATAATTTTGGCGTGGCTTGCAGCAACCTTGCCATTACGGGCAACTGGATCGGCCTGGTGAACGCGGCGGCCGGCGGGGTGCTGCTGCGCGACGGGCCGCAGGACGTCGTGGTGGCGCGGAATAATTTTGTTGGGCCGGGAACGTTGGGCAACTGCCTTTGGGCGAATACCGACAGCGTGATCACGGAGGGCAACCGCTTCAACTTCACGGCGCGATTTGTCTGCAATCCGGTTACGTCCGACGGGTTGCAGCAAATCGTTTTTCCGGATATCGCCGAATCGGTGATGGTGACGGCGGCGCCGGGTGGTGTGCAGTCGATGATTTCCGCTTATCAGGCGCAGTGCGTCGGGCAGGTAAGCTTCGTGAGAATTACCGCCGGCGGCGCCGGCTATTCCCACGCGACGCTGGCGATCGGTGGGACGGGAAGCGGTGCTGCGGCCACGGCGGTGATCAGCAATGGGGTGGTGGTCGGCGCCGTGGTGTCGAGCGTCGGCAGTGGTTATGGCCCAGTGGGTACGACCTTGCCGGTGGTGGTGAGCGGCGACGGAACTGGCTGCACGGCAATAGCCTATGCCGCACCGCCGCTTGCCGAAGAGCGGCGACTGACCGTGCAGTGTAATGCCAGTGTCCATTTCAGCCGCAGCGGATCGGTCCCGCTTCAGGAGAACTGGACTCTGACCGATATCGACGTGCCGGCCAATTCCGAGGTGACCTGGCACGCAACGTGGGGGAGCTGGCGGGCCGGGCCCTTCGCGGCTGCCGATTATCTGGCGGCTGACGGTGCGGGCGGTGCAATTTTGCGCAGCCAGGCCGGGAGCGATGTGGCACTTCACCCCAATGCCGGCGGACATGTTCGGTTGCTGACCGACACAGAATCGACGGGGTGCATCATGAGCGTCGGGCGTGGCTCGCCCGAGGGTGTTGTGACCGCGCCGGTCGGGTCAGATTACCGGAATCTCGACGGTGGAGTTGGCGCGACATACTGGGTCAAGCAGACCGGTACTGCCAGCATTGGCTGGGTTGCGGTGGTTTGACGGACGCATCCAGCGGTATGCCGCCTCCGGAATCGACCGCGACGCCGGCTGATTGTCCATAGGCACGCACGTCTGCGCGCAAGTGTTGCAGATCCAGTTCGATAAGACTGTGCGGGTGACGCAAAGATCGGCTTGGCAGAGTGTTTGTCTTTCGAATTGCAAACGAGGTCTCCCGTATGCCGAGCATTGATCAACTGCCTTTGGCGGTCGTGGTGAATCCGACCGACCTCGTCCCGGTGGAGCAGAACGGCACTGCGATGGCTGCTTCGACGTCGCTGCTTCTGGGTGGCACTCAGCCGGCGCTGACGCTCGCACCTGGCGTTTTGCTCGGCCGGGTCAGCATGGGCACTGGCGGGCCGGAGCCGGTGGGTGTTGGGGCGGGGCTCGCCTTGCTCAACGGTCAGCTCGTCGCCAGTGCTGTCGGGTCTCTACCGCTCGTTTCGCCGGCGTTTACAGGCGTGCCGACAGCGCCCACGCCGGCGCTACACGATGTGAGCGATGCTGTTGCAACAACGGCATTCGTGCAGGCTGTGGCACAGTCACAGACAGTGGTGCTGACCGGTGACGTCACGGGGATTGGTGTCACCAGTGGGGTTGCGGCGACGTTGCCGGCGATTACGACACCGGGCGTCTACGGCAAAGTGACGGTGAACGCGAAAGGTCAGGTGATCGGCGGCGGCGTTCTGCTGGCCAGCGATGTGAGCGGTCTGGCGCGGGTGGCTGTCACAGGCAGCCTGTCCGATCTCAGTGGTACGCTTGGGCCGGTGGACATGTCGGCGGCCACAGTGGTGGGGCCAGCGGGTGGGACGGCGCGGAGCCTGTCGGCGCGGGCGCTCGACGTATTCAACGTGCTGGATTTCGGGGCGCTGGCTGATGGTGTCAGCAACGCTGGTACGGCGATCAATGCGGCGATCGCCGCGGCGGCGGCGTTGCCTTTGGGTGGCGAGGTCTATCTGCCGGCGGGGCATTATCGCATTGATTTGTCGACCGCTGCGCTGATTGCGAAATCGGGTGTGGCGCTGCGTGGCGCCGGCCGCGGCAAGACCGTGCTGACCATGGACGATACGATTGGTTCAGGTCCCGGTGCAGCCGGACTTTCGAATGCGACCAGCGGCGGAGTGTTTCCGGCGATCAGTGACTTTCATTTGAGCGACCTGACGATGCAGGGCATGCGTGGGCAAAGCGGGAATAATGTTGCCAGCGGGGCCTTTCTCGTTAATCTTTCGAACATCAGCAATATCTCTGTTCAAAACTGCGAATTCCTAGATTCAAGAAATTTTTCTCTCGGGATTTTTTCAGGCAGCGACGTGCTGGTTGATGGAAACCGGCTGGCGCGGAGCAATTTCGATTCGATCGCGGTGTGGGATGTATCCAACGTAATCATCACCGATAACGAAATCGAGATGTCGGGAGATGACTCGATTTCCGTTCATACCAGTGACTCCACGATCGCTCCGCTGCGTGCCGGAATATTGATTGCCAACAACAGTATCACCGATGGCCCTGGAATTCATGTGCTCGGCGCCAAGACGGCGCTGATATCCGGCAACGTCATCCGGCGGGGCCGCGGTACTGGCATCAACGTTGGGTTCGATCCGTATTTTCAACAGGGAGATACGCCGAACTTTGCGGTGCAGATCGTGGATAATCTGATCGAGGACATGATCGATAGCTCCGGCTTCATCGCCGGTTCGACCCCCGCCTATTATATTCTCGCGGGCGGGTCGTCGAAACAGGCTGGCGGGGGGGCGTCGGCGCCGGGTATCCCGGCCGCCGGCACCGGCGCCGTGACGCCGCTCTACGGCAGCGGCAGCGGTAGCCTCTATGGCAATGGGCAGAGCAATACCGACGGAACCCATAATGTGACGGGCGTTACGCCCTCGCCGGGAGGCTACTGGTTACGCATTGAAGGCAATACGCTCGTGCGAACATTGCCCGCGGTGACGGCGTGGAGCCAATGGGGCTATGGGACGGCTCTGCAGGTTGGCAGTTCCGGCGAATATGACGGTGCGATCACTGAGGCGATGCTGAATCATCCCGGCATTCATCTCATCGGGGCGCTGCGCCATTCCCGGGTGGCAGGCAACATCATCCAAACCACCGGGGCGAATGGTATCGAGTTCGACTATTCGGCGCTGGACATGGACTATGATGGGTTGGAGATTGTCGGGAATCGCATTGCCGATTTCGGTCAGTTCGGAGTGTTCTGGCCGACTGGCACGATTTCAAACCAGCGCATTCGCATCGCCGGAAACGATTTCGACGGCGATCCATATTTCCGGGCCTCTGGCCGTGGTCCGAATGGGAGTTGGTCAGGAAATGGAGCGCCGAGTATCGGGCTCTATCTTGCCTTTCTGAGCGGCGTGGAGGTGGTTGAGAATCATTTTCGCAATCTGGGTGCGCCGGTGTCGCAGGCTGGTGGTGCGCTTGGTGTGTTTCGTCGCAATGTCGTGCACTGCAACCCGGTTTTTATTGGCAGCAGTCCAGCCAACCAGGGTGTTGGTACCATCCCGTCCGCGGGTTCGGATTTCACGCATGTTATTGAATGCTGTGATCCGACTGCGGCGGCCTATGGACGCATGATATCGACAACACTGGCGAGCAGCCCGGCGCAACCGGCGACCGGGACCTATGTGGCCGGACATTTTGTCGGCAATAGCCTGCCGATGACCGTTGGTGGCCAAGCGCTGCTTGGTTGGCAACGGCTGACGACAGGCAGTACTCATGTTGCCGGCACCGACTGGGCGGCGGTGTATGGCGCAACGGGCATTAACCCACCGAATGCGGCACTGCTTGGCGGGAACGGGACCGCACTCACCGGGGTGTCGCTCGGTTCGGGGCTGACGCTTGCCGGCGGCGTGCTGAGTGCCGCCGGGGCGGTATATGCCGTGAGCAACACCTACGGTGCGAGTGGTGCCATTGCGGTGACCGATAATCTGGCTTTGGTAACCGCGGCTACCGCTGTTGCGCTCACGCTCGGGGCGGGCGCGGTGGACGGACATGTTTCAATCGTCAAGCGTTTCGGCGCCGGTGCAGTGACGCTGACCGCGACGATCGACGGCTTGGCCGGCACGGAAGTGATGCTCGATTCGGCGTCAATCAAGGAGGCCATCTCGCTGGTGTGGTCGCAAAGTCTCAATAGCTGGCTATTGATCTGAGGAGCGTCAGATGACCGTTCTTGCCAATAACCCTTCGACCGGCCTGGGGCCGCTGTCGCCGGTTCCCGTCGGAAGTGTCGATGGCACCCCACTGGGAGCTGCGCCGTCGGGCGCGGTGGGTGCGCGGCTCTATTTGCCGCCGGGCTCAAGCGTGAGCTTCACCATCGCGGGTGCAGCTCCGACGGGCGTACCGGCCAGTGTGTTTACCGTGTCGCAATCCGTCACCGGACCGAACTGGGACGAGGCGTTGAGCGGCGGCCAAATGCTCTATGTGACCGGCATCACGGGTGCGCCGCTGTTCCGCTGGTTCTGACCGGAGATGGCTGAATGACCACGCTCTACACCTCGGACGACGCCTCCATCGGCTTCGACGCCACCGCCGTCGGCGCCACGCCCTCCGGCTGGACGGCGCCGCTCGCCAGCGCACCCGTCATCAGCACCACGAACCCCACTGCGGGGCACGTGCATACCCTGCAAACGCCCGACCTCCAGGCGGCGTTGCAGACCGGCATTGCGGCGGTGGCCGACATGTCGGTGTATTTCACCGCCAGCCTGGCGGGCGGTCTCAATTCGGTGCTGCCGGGGCCGGTGTTGCGATCGAACGCCGGGGGCACCAATGGCTACACCATCACCATCAACGCGCCGAATGGCAGCAACCAGTATCTGGTGGCGATCTACAAGCTCAACGGTGGCAGCTATTCGCAGATCGGCTCGACCTATCAGAGCGGGCCGGCCTTCAGCACCGCCAACACGATGGCGGTGCGGGCGCAGATCCAGGGCAGCACCATCAGCGTGCGGCACTGGGTGTTGGGCACCACGGAGCCGACAAGCTGGCAACTGACCACGACCGATACCAGCGTGACGGCGGCCGGCTATGCCGGCGTGTATTCCAGCGCCAACGCCGCGCCGGGCGGCAACGGCTTCCTCGGCGAGTTCATCGTCTCGGATTTCAACACCACGGAGACGATCAGCGTCACCACGCCGGGCACCGTCACGCCTGGTGCGGCGATGACGATTGCCGGCGGCTATACGAACGGGCCGCCGACCGCGCTCGATTATCAGTTCGACAGCGCGGGCTGGGTGGCAGCCGCCTCGCCGACCATATCGGGCGGGGCCTTCAGCTTCAGCGCCACGGCGCCGGCGGCCGGCACGCATACGGTTTCGGTGCGGGACCATAACAGCACCGGCATTTCAGGCACGTCCGGCAGCTTCACCGCCGGCACGCCGGCGCTGGTGATCGGCACCATGACGGCGACGCCTTCGGCCGCCGGCATCACGCTGGCACTCTCGGCCGGGCTGTCCGGCGGCACGGGGGCCGGGTATTCCTATGCCATCTATCGCGGCACCGATCCCAACTTCGCCGAGGGCGCCGGCACGCTGCTCGCGACGGTTTCCAGCATGCCCTATACCGACACGACGGCGGCGGCCGGGACCACCTATTTCTACGGCGTGCATGGCACCGATGGCGGCGGCAACGCGGTGGATGCCGGGTTGCCTGGCACGGGGGCGACCGGGCTCTCCGGCCCGCTCTATGTGGCGGGCACGCCGAACGGGCCGGACCTCGCCATCGTGTTCATCGGCGACAGTATCACCTATGGCGTGGGGGTTTCGAACGCCGGCAGCGTCGCCAGCCCGACCGCGCCGTATTTCTGCATGGCGCGGCTGGCCGAGCTGTCCGGCCAGCGCAACGTGTATGGCGCGAACACCGGCATATCGGGCACCACGACGACGGACTGGGCGCCGGGCGGGGCCGATTACAACAATGCGGTGGAAGCCATCAACGGCGGCTCGGCGGCGAGCGTGCTGCACGCCGCGCACCCGGCGGCGCAGATGGTGTTCTCCATCATGCTCGGCACCAATGACAGCGCCAGCTCGGGCACGAACAACGCGCCTTATTCCGGGGCACTGACGGCGGCCGAGTATCAGACGAAGCTGGCGGCGATCGTGACGCAGATCCTCACGGTGGACTGGCCTTCGGCCAAGATCGTGCTGCACGCCGCACCCTGGTATTCGCCGAACACCCATAATGGCGCGAGCTATCTGCAAGCCGGGCTGTCCGCGCTGTTCGGCTATCGGTCGGCGCTGGCGGCGGTGGTGGCGTCATTCGCGGTGTCGCACCCGGGCCAGGTGATGCTGGGGGATACGCAGTCCTTCGCCTATTTCGCGCAGAATTTTGCCAGCGAGTTGCAGGCGGATGGCAGCGGGACGAACGGGGTGTTCTTCCTGCATCCCGCGGGGGTGGCGGGGGCGGATGGCAAGATCGGCACGCAGTCGCTCGGCGAGATGTGGGCGACGGCGATCGGGGCAGGGTTGTGGGGCGGCGGGGCGGGCGTGGTGACGTATCGCGGTGGTTTCGAGCGCGGCGTGTTGGGATGACCATGTCGAATTTGTCTGTCTCCGCGTTTGCCGTTTCTCCGTAAGAGATTCATCCATGCCCCACATCAGCCTCCCGGAAGATGAGCAGAAGCGCCTTTACAAAGAGGCGCTCAAAGAAGCGTTGCGGGAGTGGCTTGACGACCAATTCGCCACCTTCGGTAAATGGTCTGCCGCCGGTATCGCGTCATTGGTGATTGGCGGTCTCGCTTATGTCGCGATGACTCGCTGGCGCCGCTAA